GCAAACCTCTGGACAGATCATGCAGGCCCTGCGCGCACGCGGGCAAACGCTGATCCTGACCGACATTGATGCGCATACTGCCACGTATCAGGGTCCGCCTTTCGTCTATGGCTTTGAGCGGGTCGGATCGGCCTGCGGCGCTATATCCCGCAAGGCAGCCGCTTCGGTCGATCAAGGCGTGTTTTGGATGGGCTTGGGATCGTTTTTTGCATATTCTGGCGGCGCTGTGCAGGAAGTGCCGTGCGAAGTGGTGGATTACGTTTTCAGCGATATCAGCAGCACGCGGCGCTCACACATCTGGGCCGTCTCCAACTCGCAGCATTCGGAAGTGTGGTGGTTCTATCCGTCCAGCGGGTCGACCGAATGCGACCGCTACGTTTCGTTCAATTATCTTGAGCGGCATTGGTCAACGGGCATCATTGCGCGCACGACTGGCGTGGACCGTGGCGTGTTCGTAACCCCGATCTGGATTGACGCCACGGGACAGGCTTACAATCAGGAAAGCGGCACGGCATATGAGGGGGCTAGCATCTACGCGGAAAGCGGCCCGATCCAGATCGGCGCTGGTGATAACGTGGCAGTTTGCACCATGCTTATCCCCGATGAAAAGACGCAAGGCCAGGTGACTACGACATTCAAAACGCGATTCTATCCGAACGACACCGAGCGCAGCTATGGGCCGTATAGCATGACCAACCCGACTGACGTGCGGTTCACGGGTCGGCAAATCCGAATGCGTGTGACAGGGACCGCAACAGATTGGCGGTTTGGCATTCCAGCGCTTGACATGAAACAAGGAGGCCAGCGGTGAAAAAGGTACTTTCACTTTATGGCGGGCCGGTGGGTGAGCACGAAGTAAATGAGACTTGCGTTGCAGCGCTGGAGGAATGGCTTGAGATGGCCAAGAGCGGCCAGATTGTCGGAGTTTGTTTGGTTGGATTGGGGTATGACAACCTCGCTCAATACAGAATTGCGGGCAAGATCGGCGGTTATGGATCGGTAGGGGCCACGCATATGATTTTGCAAGAATTAACGTATATTAACATGAGCGCAGAATGAAGGTTCCACCCGTCATTGGTGAGCGCTGGCAGATATGGGCCGAGGATTTGCGGCGCTATCTTGGGCGCGTGCAATCGCAGCTTTCTGCAAGAGAAGCGTCATCATCGGCAAATGAGAATGGTGTAATTCTTTGGGACCGGACAAACAAATATCCGGTTGTTTCACGCGATGGAGAGTTTCGGCAAATCCTGTTAGCTGACGGTTATGCGATTTTTGGGCAAGACGATGATGTAACGGCTGCTGCGGCTAACACGGCATACAAAGTGACGCTGGATGTGGTTGCTTTGGACAATTTTACGCTGACGGGATCGCCGCTGACTGAAATCACGTTTGGGGAAGGCGGGATGTATTCGCTTTCGTTCACGGCACAAATTGCCAGCACGTCAAGCAGCCAAGTTGATTTCCGTTTTTGGCCGAGGCTTAACGGGGTTGACGCCACGGGTAACACGGTCATGGCCAGCCTGCACAACAACGGCGCGACAAACGTTGTCAGCCGCACGGCTGTTTTCACCGTTTCGGATGGCGATGTCCTGAATATCATGTGGGCTGTGAGCAGCACGAATGGAAGGCTGAAAGCCCACGCGGCCACGGCATATGCACCATCAGCGCCGTCAGTGACGCTGAATATCGTGAGGGTGCAGGCATGATTCCAAACATCCACGATTACCGCGCCCTGATTGAATCGGCCCTAGCTTATAGCGGCGGCACGCATATCTTCGAGGATGTGGCGGAACTGGTGGCAACTGGGCGGGCGCAATTCTGGCCAGCATTTCGCGGCGTTGCAATAACGGAGATTGTGGAGTATCCTCGCAAGAAGGTGCTGCACTGTTTCTTGGCGGCTGGCGAGTTAGACCAGATCCTTGACATGATTGACAGCGCGATAAAGTGGGGCAGGACGCAAGGCTGCACTTCCCTCACGCTGACAGGCCGTAATGGATGGCAGCGCGTTTTGGGCAATCACGGGTTTAAGCCTGTTTTTGTCACAATGGAAAGGGGTTTTGAATGAGCGGCGGCGGCAAGGGCGGAAGCCAATCAACATCGGTTCAGGTTCCGGCATGGCTGGAAAACGCAGCGCAACAAAACCTTGGCCGCGCCAATCAGGTTTCGCAACTTGGCTACACGCCATATTTTGGCCCTGATGTTGCCGCAATGACGCCTATGCAGATTGCAGCCATGCAGGGAACAAATCAGGCGGCATCGGCGTTTGGCTTGCCAACAGCTAACCCAATGGCCGGAATGCCTCAAGCGCAGGATTATGGCGGGATGTCGGCCTATTCATCCGCCCCGATGTTTGAACAGAGCGTTGCCGCCTTGCGCGCCAATGCACCAGGGCAGGCCAACGCAATGGCGGGCATGTTCATTGACCCGATTACTGGACAGATGGCATCGCAGCCGATGGCGCAACAGTCTGCACAGATGGCGCAACAGCCCGCACAGATGGCGCAACAGCCTGCACAGAATCGCAACCGCACGTCTACCAGTGCCAGCGTTATGCCAATGGGCGCGCCGCAGGTAGGACAGGGCGGAATTGCAGGATACAGCGGACTGCCGGATATGTTTGATGGTGGCGGCGCTGGCCAAAAAGGCGACACGTTCCAAGGTGGCCTGATGGCGGACTATTCCAATTTCAGAGGCAGAACGCCAGTCAGTCGCAGCGGCGGCGGCAGCATGGGCGGGGGAAAATAATCATGGCAGGCGGATCAAACCCACAACAAGTGCAGCAGATGCAGCAACCGGCAGGCGGCGGCGTCTATGGCCAAGCGGCTGGGGCGTACAACACCGCGTTGCAAGGGCCAAACATCGGCCAATTCATGAACCCATATACGTCCGAGGTAATCGACCGCACGGGTGCGGATTTGATGCGGCAAGCGCAGATGCAGCAAAACCAACTGGGCGCGCAGGCAACGCAAGCGGGGGCATTCGGTGGATCACGGCAAGGCGTAGCCGAAGGCACGATGCTGGGCGATTATGGTCGCGCATTCGGTGACATTTCCGCACAGCAGCGGCAACAGGGTTTCAACACGGCTCTGGGCGCGGCGCAGCAGCAACAAGGCATGATGTCCAACCTTGCCAGTCAGGGCTTTGGATTTGGCCAGCAGATCGGCCAGCAGCAAATGCAGCAGGGCGGAATGCAGCAGGGCATTAACCAGCAGTTGATTGACGCGGCACGCGGCCAGTATGGCGGCTACACCAACGCGCCAATGAATTCCCTATCTGCACCAATGGCAGCCTTGGGCGCGGCGAACATGGGCCAGAACACCAGCACGGCAACCAGTAAGCCGGGGCTGTTGCAATACCTTACAGCAGCGTTCGGGGGGCTGTAATGACGCCAGAGGAGTTCTATAGCCAGTTTCTACCATACGCCGAGGTTGTTTCGGCGCGCACTGGCCTTGATCCTCGCTTGGTCTTGGCACAAGCCGCGCTTGAAACCGGATATGGAAAAAGCGCGCCGGGCATGAACTACTTCGGCATCAAGTCGCATGGCCGATCTAACGGCAACACGCTTCAAACGCAGGAGTTTGAAGGTGGCCGCATGGTCAGCCAGCCCGCGTCTTTTCGCGGCTATGAAAACCCTGAGCAGTCTTTCCAAGATTACGCGGATTTCCTTCTGAATAACCCGCGCTATGCCAGCGTCCTGTCCGCGACTGGTATTGAAAACCAGATCGCCGAGATGGCCAAGTCCGGTTACGCGACTGATCCGCAATATGGCCCGAAGCTGGCTAACATTGCAGGCAAGTTTGACCCAAGTTTGGGGCCGATCATTGGGGCCGACGCTTTGCGCGCCATTGGCGCATCTCCCTCGCCAAGCCCTGCCACGCCATTCGGCCCCGCTACGCCTATGCAGCCCGTCGATCCGTTCAAGGGCATGGGCCTGCTATCACAGTTTGCGGCAAGCCGTGGCATTGCGCAAGACGCAGGGGCCGCACCGATTGCCAACTTGTTCAACATCATCACTCAAAAGAAAGACCCGCGATTGGCCGAGATGGCAAAACAGCGCGGCGGCTTCTTTGGATTATTGGGGGCTTAAATGGCATTGTCAATTCAACCAGGGTCAACGGCGATCAGCATGGATGAATTGCGCCGCGCTGGCATCGGGCAGCCCGTGCCCGCGCAAATGCCAGCACAGGCCACAGGAGCGCCATCCAGCGCGGCCATGCCCCAACAAGCGCCAATGGCACCCCAACAACAGCGCGGCCTTCTGGGCGGCTTCTTTGGGCCGCAAGGACGCGACGCGCGGTCGCGCATGGCGATTGCCATTGAGGGCTTAATGATGAACCCTAACCAGGCCTTGATTGGCCAGTTGCAGGAAGGCATACAGGGGCGGTCAACAACAGCGCAAAAGAACGCGACGATTGAGTGGCTGCGGTCACGCGGGCATGATGATTTGGCGGCGGCGCTGGAAGCTGGGGCATCACCGCAGGACGTGTTGGCCGAATCTGTGCGGAGAATGCAACCTGCAAACCCGATGGACGCGCTCAACTTGGAAAAGGCGCAGTTGGAACTTGAGAAACTGCGCGGGCCGCAGCCGACGCTGACGGGCGACCAATTGACCGCGCTAAACACTATCCGCGACGACGTGCGCGCCGAATTGGCCCCGTTTGATATCGTCAAGCAGGGATACAACAACATCACGACTTTCTATAGCAACCCGAGCGGAACAAGCGACTATGCGTTGGCAGTGGCCTTCGCCAAGATCCTTGACCCCGGGTCGGTCGCCCGTGAAGGCGAAGTTGCGGCGGTGCAGAATGCCGGTGCGCGCGTTCCGGCGCTTGGTCAAGCACTGAAGAACGCCATCACTGGCGAGGGTGCATTGACGCCGCAAGTTCGGCAGCAAATTGCAGAACTCGCCACGCAAATCTATTCCGAGCGTGCGACATCGGCCCAGACAACGTTGAAAAGCTATAGCGAACTTGCGCGCCAAGCTGGGGTGCCTGAGCAATTCATCTACTCTGGTGAAATCCCTGCGCCGGAGGCCGTTATCCCAGCCGTTATTCCGCAGTCGGCCCTTGCCGTTGGCCTGACGCAAGAGGACTGGGACACGATGCCGCCAGAAGACAAAAAAGCATTCATGGGAACGCCATAATGGTTGAGATGACTGAAGCCCAGCGCAAAGCCGTTGATGCGGCACGCGCACGTCGCCAAGAACAGACCGCAGCAGTTGATGCGGCCCCGCGTGAGCGTGTTCGCACAGCAGCGCAAGGTTTGACGCTCGGGGCCGCTGACGAGGCGGAAGCCGCCGCTCGCGCTGCCGCGTCTTATGTCGCATCCTCGCTTGGCTTTGATGTCAACAGCCGTCCATATGAAGATGTGCTAAACGAAATTCGCGGAAATATGAAAGCCTATCAAAAAGCCCGCCCGATTGAGTCTCTGGCATATGAGGCTGGCGGCGCTATGATCCCGGCCATCGGCGCAATGATAGCTGCACCGTTCACAGGTGGATCGTCAACCGCAGCAGTAGCACCGACGCTCGGGCGACTGGCAGGCAGGGCAGCTCTCGAGGGCGCGGCATATGCTTTCAACACGGGTGAGGGTGGTTTTGCAGATCGCGCGGCCCGCGTGCCTGGGGGCGCTGTCACAGGGGCAATCGGCGGCACTGTTGCTGGTGGCGTGACACGCGCAGCTGGTGGCGCGATCAATGCCCTGACCGACGCGACCCGCCGCATTGTTGGTGGCCGAGGCTCATCCATTGTGGAAAACGAAATCCAGCGCCTTGCGAAGCAAACCGGGAAGACGGCAGACGAAATCGCTGACGACATCATGAGCGGGCGCATTCTAGCAGAGAATGAGACGATCAAAGCTGCCGTGCGCGCTTATCGTGCAGGTGGCGGTGAAGCTTCAACCGTCATCACGCAAGCCATGACGCCTCGCCCTGCGGCCACCCGCGCGCAGGCGATGGACGAAATGCGGCAATATCTGTCCGACATTGCACAGCCAAGCGCGCTGCAGGGCCAGCGCCGCAGCGAAGATGCAGCAAAGATTGCAGAGCGCGCTGCATATGCTCCGTTTAAAGATATTGCCGCGCCTGAGCCTGTATCGCGCGAAGTGCTTTCAGCGTTGGAAGTGGTGCCGGAAGCCATTACCGAAGTGAATAAGATGTTCCGTGGGCTTGTGTCGGTGACGCCGCCTGCAAACGGCATAGGCCCCGCAAATGTCACGTTCACGCGGCCTATCACGCTTGACGAGGCCGAGCGAGTTCGGCGTGCAATCAGCAACGCTGCATCGTCGGAATATCGCGGCGGCTTTGGCGGCGCAGGCGAAACATTCTCAGAAGCTGAGCAAAAACTGCGCGGCCTTCTTGATGTGGCATCACCCGAACTTGGTGCGGCTCGGGCTACTGCGGCAAGTGTTCGCGCGCAGCGTGATGCTTTTGAGGCAGGCCAAACGGCCCTTGCTGGCGACGTGAACGAAACGCTTTTCAATTTTTCCAAGATCACGGACCCGCAAAAGATTGAGGCTTATCGCGCTGGCCTGATGGCCGCACTGGAAGCCCGAGCGGCTACTGGTTCGCGTCAAAGCATGATCCGCAACCTTTCCAACCCTGAGACAAAAGAAGGACAAATCTTGCGCGCCGTAATACCACAGGATGCGCTTGACGATGTTCTGAGCCGCCTTGAAACGGCGCGTGCGTCTCAAGTCACCACAGACTTTATTCTTGGCGGCAGCCCAACGGCTGAGACGACTATGGAAGCAGCCCGTCGCGGCATGGGCATTTCCGCAGCCGACGTGGCAGGCGTCCTTTCTGGCAGCCCAGACGCCATGATTAACGTGGCATCCAACATCGCATCGCGCTTTACCCGCGACCTTACCGACGCAGAGCGCGCCCGCGTGGCTCGCATCTTGGTTTCGGAAAACCCTGACCTTGTGCGCCGTGCAATTAGCGACAAGGGCGCAATGGCTGCGTTGCAGCAGCGCGTCCAGCAATTGACCGCTGGCGCTGCACGTGGTGCTGGTCGCGCTGGCGCAGTGACTGGTGCTGAACCAGGTGCTACACTGTCACAACAGACTATTCGCGGCCTTCTGGCGCAATGAGGCAAAAATGAAACCGAAAAAGCTATCCCGCGACCAGATCCAAAACACAATCAAGAACGCCATAACTGAGGCGGTTGATTTCATCGAGGCGGAAATCGCCCCGGAGCGGATCAAGGCGCAGAAGTATTTTGACGGCAAGGTTGATTTGGCGTCCGAAGATGGGCGGTCTAGCGTGGTCGCCACCAAATGCCGGGATACTGTCCGAGCGGTCAAGCCTGCGCTCATGCGTGTTTTCCTGCAATCAGGCCGCCCAGTGGAGTTTATCCCGCGCAAGCCCCAAGCAGTGCAGGAAGCTGAACAAAAGACCAACTATGCCAGCTACGTCTTTGAGCGCAACAACGGCTTTCAAATCCTGTCCGATGCAATTGACGACGCGCTAAAGAAGAAGGTTGGCATTTGGAAGGTCTACGTTGATGAGCCTGCCACGGTTGAAATTGACCAATACAGCGACCTGATGGAGGATCAGGTGCAAATGCTGCGGATGGACCCCGAGATTGAAATCTTGGAGGAAGAAGTTACGCAGGAGGCGACGATTGACGAAATGGGCATGACCATCATGCCTGCGATGTATGACATGAAGGTTGCCAAGGAAAGCCGATCCAAGGAAATTTGCATTGACGTTGTAGCACCGGAGGATTTCTTTGTGGACCGGAATGCATCCGGGATTGAGGATTGCTATGTTTGCGGCCACAGCGCAGAAATGCGGGTGGGCGATGTTGTGGCAATGGGGTTTGACTTTGAAACCGTCTATAATATGGGCGGGACCACAGACGGGCGCGTTGACGAGGAGGAAACCCTGCAACGCCTAGGATGGGATGCAACCGACACAGACGAGGACGCCAACGATCCGTCAATGCGGAAAATCACGCTGACCGAAGCCTATATGAAGATGGACATTGAAGGGACGGGCATTCCCCGGCTTTACAAATTCCTGTGCGGCGGCGGCAGCTATGAACTGCTTGAATATGAACTTTGCGACCAGATGCCGTTTGCGGTTTTTGAAGTTGACCCCGAGGCCCATGCGTTCTTTGGTCGGTCGCTGGTGGAGATCATCACGGACGATCAGGACGCCGCCACGGCCCTGTTGCGCGGCTTGCTGGATAACATGGCGCTGATCAACAACCCGCGCATGGTGGTAAATTCTCAGCTTGTGAACATGGACGACGTGCTGAACAATGAAATCGGCGCGGTCATCCGCACCAAGGACGTGTCGGCTTTGCGGGAAATCACCATCGGCGGCATGGCTGGCGGTCTGTTGCCTGCGATCACCTATTACGATGAAGCGATCCGGGCCAAGACGGGCGTTTCTGGGGCCGGTATGGGGCTGGATGCCAACGTGCTGCAATCGCAGACGGCGCAGGGCGTCAATGCAGCCGTGCAGGCCGCCAATCAAGTTTCTGAGTTGATTGCGCGTCACTTGGCAGAGGGCGGCTATAAGCAGGCTTTCAAGATCATCGCCAAACTGGCCAAGCAGCACATCGGCGGCCAAGAGATGATGCGGATCAACGGCGAGTTTGTGCCGGTTGACCCGCGTTCTTGGTCGGCTGACACTGACCTGACCGTTAACGTCGGCATCGGCACCAACAAGCACGAAGATCGGGCGATGGTGCTGCGCGAAACGTTGCAAACGCAGATGGGCATCTGGCAGTCATACGGGCCGCAGAATGGCGTTGTTACGATGACCAACATCCGCAACACCCTAGCCGACATCCTGCGCCATGGCGGGATGCACAATGCGGAGCGGTATTACCAGCCGATGAACCCGCAGATGGAGCAACAGTTGATGATGCAGGCGGCGCAAGCAGCGCAAGGCCAGCAGCAGCAGCCCAGCGATCCAAACGCGGCATTCTTGCAAGCCGAGCAGATGAAAACATCGGCGCGGGTGCAGGCAGATCAACAGAAGATGCAAATGGACTTCGTGAAGGCCCAAATGCAGGACGACCGTGAGCGGGATAGGATGATCCAAGACCTCGCCATTGAGGCGGCTAAAATCCTTGCCAACAGTGGCATTCGCCTGAACGAGCAGCAAATCCGCGCGCAACAGGCCATGACGCAGCCTATGGGCCAGCCGATGGGGATGATGCCAAATGCTTGATATTCGCCAGCGCGCAACACAAGCTCGCCAGCTTGAGGGTTATGAGCCGTTCAGGGAAATCTGCGATGAAATCAGGAACGACGCGGTGCAATTGTTTTTGAACCCGGCATCTGATATAACAGCAATAGCGCGGGCGCATGAGGCGGTTCGGGCTGTTGAAACATTCATTGCGGCTATTCAAACGCGCATCGACGCTGAGAAGGTCGCAGACAAAAAGGCTCAGGACCGCAATGGAAGCGACTGAACAAATGGAAGCAGCGGTAAATTCGCTGTTGATCATGGAAGAACCACCCAAGCCGGATGCAACACCGCAGGAAGCCCCTGCGATTGATCCGGAATTGGAAGCGCAAGAGACTGAAGCGCAAGGCGAAGAAACCGAGGTTGACGCGCCGGAAGAAGTCGAAGCCGAAAACGAAGAGGAATCACAGGAACAAGCGCCATCGAAATACACCGTCAAGGTTGACGGCAAGGAAGTCGATGTAACGCTGGACGACCTAAAACGTTCATTCTCCGGTCAGGCTTATATCCAGAAGGGTATGCAGGAAGCAGCCGAAGCCCGTAAACAGGCGACGGAGCTTTACGAAGCCCTTCAAACCGAGCAATCGAAATTCATGCAGGTGGTGCAAACCATCCAATCGCAGGGTTTCAAGGCACCACCGCAAGCGCCTGACATTGCCATGATGGACAAAGACCCCATCGGCTACATGCAGGCAGATGCGCGCTATCGCAAAGACCTGAACGAGTTTCAGACGCAGCAATACCAAATCCAGCAGACGGCAGCATCACAGCGCCAAATGCAGGACAGGGCAATGACTGAGTTTGTTGCAGATCAGGGCAAAGTTTTGCAGTCGCGCATTCCAGAGTTTGCCGATCCGAACAAGGCCCGCGATATTACGGCCAAGATCAGATCAACGGCAACCGAGGCTTACGGTTTTTCTGACCAGGAATTGGGGGGCATCATCGACGCTCGTCATGTCTTGGTCCTACACGACGCGATGAAGTGGCGCGAATTGCAGGTTGCACGGACCAAACAGGCACCCGTTGCGCCCAAGTCAATCAAGCCATCGATGCGCCGCGTTGAGCCGCAACAGATCGTTCGGAAAAAGCAGATCGACGCAGCACGGAAGAATGGTGGCAAGCCGGAGGCTTTCATTGATCTTCTGTTCAAATGAAACGTTAGAGGATTTGGATCATGGCACAGCCAACCAACACGCTTGACAGCTATGATGTGAAGGGTATCCGCGAGGATCTCCAAGACATCATCTATGACATCTCGCCCGAGGAAACGCCGTTTTACACCCGTTGCGGCAAGGCCAAGGCAACCAACACGCTGCACGAATGGCAGACCGATGCACTGCGTTCGTCGGCTGACAACGCCCACATCGAAGGCGGCGACACCGCCCCGGAAGCGCGTTCTGTTACGACGCGTTTGGGCAACTACACGCAGATCTTCAAGAATTCCGTTGCCATCCCCGGCACCGACGATGGCTTGAATAAAGCCGGTCGCGCGCGCGAAATGGCATACCAGGTGCTGAAGATCGCCAAGGAGCAGAAGCTGGACATTGAGAAGGCCTTGTTTGCGAACCAAGCACGCTCGGCAGGCTCGTCGGTTGCCGCTCGTCGTTTGGCAGGCGTTCCGGCTTGGATGACCACGAACACCAACTTCCAGTCCGGTTCTTCGGGTGCTGACCCGACCGGCGACGGCACCAACGCCCGCACCGATGACGGCGTGCCGACTGCTTTTGATCAGACGAAGTTCGACAGCGTGATGCAGGCGATCTGGGTTTCTGGCGGAAAGCCGGATACCGTCTATCTGTCGGCGTTCCAGATGAACAAGGCCCTGACCTTTACCGGCAACAACAACCAGCGTTCCAACGTGACCGCTGAGGCCGAGAAGGTCATCAAGCACATGTCCGTCTATGTGACACCTTGGGGCACTGTTGAGTTCATGCCGACGCGTGAAAACCGCAGCCGCGACGTGTTCGTGATGCAGGATGACATGTGGGCTGTTGGCGTTCTGCGCCCGACCCGCAACACCGAACTGGCCAAGACTGGCGACAGCGAAAAGCGCCAGATCATTACCGAACTGACCCTCATTTGCAAGAATGAGAAGTCGTCCGGGGCCGTCTATGATAACACCGTTTCGTAAGGAGGAAACAACATGGCTTCCGAATACAAACCCAACCTCGGCGTGATTGAAATCACCGCCGCCACCACGCTTGATGATGATGCCTATGCGGGCCGCACCATCAACCTGAACTCCACCACGGGCCGGATTATCACCCTGCCAAGCGCCACCGGTTCGGGCGCGACCTACACGATTTTCGTGGGTGCCACCGTCTCGTCTGGCAGCCATGTGATCCGTGTGGCCGCTGGTACGAACGTCATGCAAGGCGTTCTGTCAATTGCAACTGACGTTGCAGGCGTGACTTGCCCAACCGCGTCGGACACCGACACCATCACCATGAGCGGCTCCACCACTGGCGGCGTTCGCGGCTCGCTGGTGGAACTGCAGGACGTGGCTTCTGGGATCTGGATGGTTCGCGGCTCGCTGGTTTCGACTGGCTCTGAAGCAACGCCGTTCTCGGCCGCAGTGTCCTAATAACGGCGGGGGCGGTCAAAAGCCGCCCCCAACACTTTGAGAGAATCACATGACGCAAGTTTGGGCACGGACAAACAAGGGCGACATCATGCGCCTTGGGGATGCGCAAAAGGCGCGCAAGGATGATGAGGGGATGACGTATGAAATTGTCCGAGACAATGACCTTCGAGGATGGCAAGGTTCTGGTGAAGCAGACGCACGACTTCACCCCGATAGCGGAAAAGTCGAAAGCGATGCAGTCGGCGGGCTTGGACCGGATGGGCGAGAGCAGGCTGGTGGCAAACATTCCGATGAAGATGTGGGCGGAATGGGCGAAAAAGCACGGCGTCCGCGTGGACGACCACGGCGCGATGCGGGAAGTCGTGCATAAGGAATTGATGAACCCGGACAACGCAAGCTTCCGGGTTTGGAATGGCAACCTAGGCCGCTATCTGGCCTGATAAGGACACGCGCGATGGCAACGATTATTCCTACTACGGTTGAAGATCAAGTCCGGGCGGCGGCGTATCGCTGGACCGATTATAGCACGGCAGACACGTCCACCCCGATCAAGGTGCAGAACATGCAGGGCTTGGCAGGGTCTGTGCAAGTCACCGGCACGTTCGGCGGCGCGACTATCACGCTGCAAGGGTCAAACGATGGGACAAACTTTGTCACGTTGAAGGATAGCGCTGGCACGGCGATCAGCGTAACGGCGGCTGGCATGGCTGAGTTTTCAACGGCGGCTTTGTATTTGAAGCCAACGTCCACGGGCGGGACGGCTGACAACGTGACCGTTACCCTCATCCTGCGGGGTTGATCTTATGAATATGCCGCTCGTCCTCTTGAATCGTCGGCGGCGCGGCAGCGTTGCGTTTAACCCAGTCTCCCTGTTCGCTGCTGGTGAGCAAGGCTTCTGGCTGGAGCCTTCCGACCTCTCCACCATGTTCTCTGACCGCGCTGGGACTACGCCTGTGACTACACCGGGAACGGTTGTTGGGAAGAGACTTGATAAATCTGGC